TTGAAATCATTTACACAAGAAACGAGACTTTTTGTCCAATTTTCTTTATCCGAGGCGCATACAATAGACTCGCACAACTTGCTTACCATTTTTTCTTGACCTTCATTAAGAGAATCTGTATTGTATATTTCTAGCATTTTTTCTTTCGCTAACGAGTTCAAAGCTTCGACTTCATAAATCGTGGCTTGAATATTTTCTCTAGAAAATTCATCCTTAGATCCTTCTGGTCTTCCAGCCATACCTCGATCTGGTTTTTCAGAATCATCTGGTTTTTCAGAACTTTGATCATTAATCATGGGAACACCTCCGACTATTGGATTAAAATACCCCTTTTCTCTTTGGCTGACGAATTTCTTTTGAGCGCCCTCCAGTTCTTTGGCGAGCGGAAATCTTCCAGTATTAAATAATTCCATACCTTGCTCTGCAGTAATAACTCCAAGCTCCATAAGTCTTGTAGAAACTCTCATAAGCTGCACTTCATCACGTAGATCAATGTCTTTAAATTTCACGGTCGGGTAGGATCTAAATCCCAAGTCCTTTGCAATTCTTCTGATTTCTGGTTGCAAGAAGTCTTGAATAAATGCTTCACGAGCCTCTTTCAATCTATCTAAAAATACCCTAGCTTTAATTTCTGCGCCGTTATATTTATCATCGTTAAGAATGATATTTTGCAACCCTTCTTTAATGTCTTTATTGATGACTTCGTATTTTCCTGGACCGACAACCTTATTAATATCTGGGATAACAAAGTCAGCCTTTGTCGTGTAGTCCGAAACCAACACTCTTCCAACTGATTCATTTTGAAAAAGCTTTTGCATGGCCTTGACATTGTTTGGATTGATTCCGCCCTTGTCTGGCTCTGCCCCCATAGTGATCATAAGAATCACATTCTCAACAGTTCTCATAATAGCTTGATCCATCTTCTTCATTTCAAGCTTAGCGTTGATGTCTTCAAGAACGGGATAACCGAACGGAATAGCAAATGGCTCATAATCTTGTTTCTTGTAGAAACTGTAAGAAATCTTTTCATTCTTTAGATTAATCTTGAGTCCATCCTTAAAATAAGCGCCGTCCTTAATTTGCTTTTGCACTTCTGGGTCTAAGGCTTCGAATACTTCTTTATCATAATCGTCCTTGGGGTTTGATAGTCTTTCCATGTCAAACTCAGAAAGAATTTTTGCGTAAGCCCCGTCTTTAGTGTTGAAAACGGTACTCCGCTTTGCTACTATCTCAAATGGATTTAGCACAATATATTTTAGCGGAAATTTATTTAAAGAAGGCCCTTCGGAAATATTCTGAGAAAACTTCTTATAATCATCTAAGCTAAACTTTCCATCAATTCTGTACAAGAAAATATTGCCACTTCTATAGTATTCTCTGAAGTATTGATCTTTAAGGTCCCAAATTTTTATTCTGTCTAAAAGCTTTTCAAAGAAGTTCCTTGATGTGGCGTTGCCCCCCTCTAGATATAATTCAGCATTAGCAAACTCTGACATCATATCAATAGTATTTCTAAAAATAGGCACATTTGCATATGCTTTTTGACAAAGCTCAATAGCCTCCCTAACATTGATTCCATCAGATGAAATCTCATAAGGGAGAAGCCCTCCTCGAATTTGGCTATATTTATTAGTTGGGGTCGTAACAGAAGACCTGTTAATTCGGCTTGAAGTATTTGACGACGATAAACCTCCTATAGAGCCAGATCTATTATACGACCCGCGAGAAACATGGTAAGACTCGCCCATTGTAGCTGGCTCAACATTTTCTTGAGCTTGGGAAATTTGAGGAGTAACTCTTGTAAACTTATTCCAATAGCTAGATTTTTTATTATATTTTCTTTTTGCCATAACCTATTATAAAGTTAATTACACTTTTAAAAGTAACTTTATTAACTTTTTTATATAAACATAGGTGTGAAACTAGCAGCACTTTCTTCTGGAAGACTCATCATATCATAATATATATTCATCCCCCAATTGCCCAGGACTATAGCGGAGTAGGAGTCCTTTCGCGGCCTATCTACCCCCTTCTGCCTTTTTAAATTACTCGGCAAGTCAAAGCTTTGGGTGCCGCCAGCAGAAGAAGTGACTTGTATAAGTGCACATTCTGCTTTGGTAAGATCAATCATATCTTTTTGATGTTCAATAAAATCGATCATTTTAGCTCCGACATTCTTTTCATCTTCGTACTTAGAAAACTTTAGTTCTTTAATTGGTATTTTTTTAGCTTTTTGCATTGAATAATTGTCGTCCATTGCTGTAGCCGCAAAGTATAGTTTCTTTCTATCGAAAGCTGTTTGCAACATTTCATTCGCACTTCTGATCCAGTTAGACACTGGTTTTCTTAAAATACATATAGTATTGCTGCTTTTGTTATAACCTCTTCTAGCGTCTCTCAAATCTTTTTCATAGTCGTGCGGATTATCCAACTTTGGATCAAAAACGCCTATTTGAAGTTTTTCTTTTTTAAACATGCTGCTTTCGTTACATGAGTTTATAAACTGAACACCCCCATTGTAGTCTCCCACAATCATAATAATATTAAAATGATCCAAGAGATATTTGAAGTAAGTCATGTGCTTTTTTAGATTTGTACCAGGGAGCGCATAACTATGTACGACCACACCTTTCTTTTTTTCGGGTAGCAGCTTTATAACTTGTATAGCAAAGTCGTCAGATGTTTCCGATTCAGACCAAGAAGGGTCAAATGCCATAATGTATTCCGCGTCTTTTTCTCCAGCCACCTCAACAGCAGGGGACTCGCCATCTTCAATCGTGCATTCTGCCATTTTGCTTATCTTAAAATAGCCAGCGCTATCGTCCGTGAATTGAGCATTAAACTCCCTATCAATCTGCGATTGACTCATCGAGCCTTTTGCCTGTGAGATTAAGTTTTCATCATACAAGGCTTTGGGTGCACAATCGTAACTAAACTGCATAATACATCTTCTACCTTGATTTTTTGCTCCAGGGTTAAAGATCATATTTTCGTAGGCTTGATACATTTTGTAGAGATACTCGAACTTATAGGATGCCGAAGACAGCCCAATCATTTTATTAGATGGCCATTCAGTTCTTTCCTCTTCCGTCATCTTTCCAGCCTCGATCATTGCGTCTTCCGCGTCTTTAATTTTTTGCCTCTCCGTCGGGTTTTCTACAACAGCTAGGAAGGGCATAATCACTTCATTCAAAACTTTTTCTGGCATAAGCAGAAGCTCATCAACAATAATGCGCTGAAAACGAAAACCACGGAGCTTTTCTCCATCACCAAGGGGTAAGGCGGTAATCCGACTCTTGCCAATTTGCATGGACCATTCATCGTTGGACTTGCTTACCTTGCCAATGCATTGTCGAAATAATTCTGCTTTGGGATCTTGAGATATATCTTCTATCTTACGGAAGATCATCTTAGACTGTCTAAATGATTTTGATATAATACCAATGTGGACACCTTGATTCATCATAGCATCCAACAGAGCAAAAATGCCAGTAGAGAAAGACTTGGACATACCTCGAGACCATATCCCCAAAAAGTAGTCATTTTCCATCATAGCTTTTACTGCCATGTGTTGAAACGGGAATAACTCTATACCAGTTAGCAATTCTGTTGTGAAGGTTACATTTTCTTTGAGGAATTTATACAACCAAATTTTTGCTTGCGTATCCTCTAGATAACCCTCAAGATCCATGACTTGTTGATTGATTGGTTCTTTACTTAAGCGTTTTTGATTCCCTATATCCCAACTCATCTTTCCTCCTTATCTAAAAAATATTGAACATCTACGTCCCAAAGCTTTTCGCCTAGATGTAATAGTTTGGGTATGATCTCTTCGCTATGGATCCTACTATCTGTAAATACGAATTGGCAATGACCCGCGAACTCATGTTGGACAGAAATTAAATTAGAGAACACCCATCCCAGTTTTGGAGCCCTTCTTCCTTTTGTAAACACGGCTTCTTTTTCTATTGCTTTAATAGATTTTTCTACAACAATATACATGTAGCTATCTAACTCAACGCACCTTTCCATCTCTCTTCTAAATCTATCCACTTGTCCGCCAAAAGTTGATAAGAA